AAGCGTTTACGACATGTCTGTAGAGTATGAAGATATTGACGAAAACACTAGACGTTTTTACCTGATGATTAACAGCATAGTTATTGGAATTGTTGATGATACAGAGCCTCTGCCAATTTATAACAATATGGCACTGTTTGTTCGTGGAACTACCAGGGCAATGTTTGAAAACATTTACGCTATTGCTAATAACTTTACACAGAATACTATTTTTGATATAGAAGCTCCAGTCAATTCTGTGTTCGGCACAGAAAAAATTAATGTTTCTCAATCGTTTAGAAAGTATGCAGTTAGCGGTGCCGTCCAATCAACCTACCTGTCTGGTATTGGTGTAAACGATGTTCCTAAATACAATATGTACTTTGAAGAATTTGGAACAATTATGCGTGAATGTGCACACTTTAATGTCAAATATGATAAAGCATACCCAGCACTATATGCTAAGATTGCAGATACTTTTAATAAGATGAAGGGCTATACAGTATCTGGATTTGTTCCTAGTGCCTACGGTGCGGAGTTCCTTGTATTTAATAATACAGATACAGCACTTAATCTTGACGAAACAACTGGAAACTATCTTAGAATTCAGGGCGTTAGCTTTACACAGAATGTGGCAAGAGATTTGACGGTAGACGATTACTTTAACTCTATTAGTGACTTTTCTGATCCAGACATTAAAGAAGATGGCACAATCATCTCTCCAATAAGACAGCAACAAAGATATCTAGATATTAAAAACAGCAGACTTACATACGGTAGAAAAGAGTTCGTAATAGAATCAGCGTATATTCAAAGTCAAGATGATGCAAATGACCTGATGGCTTGGATGATAGATAAAACCATGAGGCCAAGGAAATCTGTTGGTATGATTCTATTCTCAATGCCAACAATACAGCTGGGGGATATTGTTACAATCGACTATACTTCTACAGACAGTATTGAGCAGATATCTTTAGACGATACCCGCTTTGTAGTTTATAATATTGAATATCAAAGAAACGATCTTGGCCCAGTTATGACTGTTTATTTAAGTGAGGTTTTGTGATGGTAGAGGCAGTAGCAAATCAGCCAGAAAAATATAGACCAGCCAGCCCATTCAGTAAATTTAAGGTAGCTGATCCTCAGTATATTTTGTCTATAGATCCAGCTGCAACCATCGAAGAGATGGAAAACGCCCTTTGGCAGCAAATCGGTGGGCATGAATTAATTTCTTTGATTAGAAGAGATCTGATTGACGGTATCAATCCAAACTACAATATCATATCTGATCTTGAAAGACTTTACAAAGAATATAGCCCAAAGACAATAATTCCAATTGAAAACACTTCTCAGGCTTTGTTTAATTCCTATGGAATTGTTTTTAATAGATATTTGCCATCAGAAGATTCGCTTAGTGCTTTAGAGACAAGCCCCAGTAACCCAGTCGGCGTTGAAGAAAATGGTAACACTTTTGACATATACATATATGTTGCTGATTTGCCAGAGTCTTATGAGATAGACGTTCAGTCTCTTTCTGTTGAAGATATCTTCCGTGATACAATATATGAAGGAGAAAGCTATCTATCATGATCACAGATAAAGGCCGTAACATTCTGTCTAAATACCTTTTAGGCCAGACATCCAGCTACGCATCACACATAGCCGTAGGCTGTGGAGCTAGACCTTTAGATTTTTTGGATGATATAAATGAAAGTGTTGCCGAATATAGGGCAAAGGGAGAGCTTGACTTTGAAATGTTTAGGGTTCCAATCAATTCTAGGGGAATTGTTAAAGAAAACGGAACAGAGTATATAGTTTTTACAGCAGAGCTTCCATCAACCGAGCGTTATGCAATCACCGAGCTTGGTGTCTTTTCTGCTGGCCTTAATCCAGAGGCTGGTGTCGCTGGTAGTAAAATTCTGTATACGTTTTCAAATGTAGAAAACTGGGAGTTTCACACACAGACAGCTTCGTCTCAGATTACTACCCCATCAAACATTAACACATCTAATGACATAGACACAGATCTGCAGTGCTTCGGTATTAATTCAAACAATCCAGTATTTCTTTATGATGATAGGATCGCACGACAGGAAGCACCAAGATTTTTAAATAACTCTATCATGCTAAGTGGAGATAGTGCTACGATTAATATTGACGACAATGATAATCTTATCCCAGATGACACTGTCTCTTCCCACATACACCTAACTGGTGCAACACTGAATTTGGATCAAAACTCACCAGCAGACGAGCTTAGGCTTGCATTTTCTATTGTTGATAAAACAGGAATAGACTTAACTGATCCAGAGGCTGAAGAGGCAGACTCCCCAGAAGAAGTTAGAATAGTTATAGAGTTTGCGTCTGGGGAAGGTGCTTCTGTTCAAAACGCTGTAATGGAAATACAGCTTATCAATGACCCACTTAGCGGGGTAGACTTTTCAACAAACAGATACTTTGTTGTTACAAAAAAACTAGAAGAGCTAAAGAACAGTATTGGATTCTCTTGGGATTCTGTGACTATCGTAAAGGCATATGCGTCTGTAATTTCTGGGGACGCACCAAGTGATCAATTCTACGTTGCCTTTGATGGACTTAAGCTAGATAACAAGACAGATATTCATCCACTATATGCAATGACTGGATATACTGTAATCAAAAATACTGATGGTGTTCCAATTATAAAGGCAAGCAACTCAACAAGCTTCGTTGAGTTCAGATTTGCAATTGACCTTGATATAGCTACTACGACTGGAAGCTAGCATGGCACAAGTTATTAAAAAGGCAAAAGTCCCAGCATCTATTCTATCTGAATTAGACTGGGAATCAGAAGGCTACCTGATACGATACAGAATAGTTTCTGAAAGCAAAAACTTGAGATCACACTGGTCTCCAATTTATTTTGTTCAGGCTCCGAGTTTTACTGATGTCGAGGGACAGTTCAACGAAAGCATTAGCGATAGCGACCCAACCAAAACAATCGTATCCGTTGTTTGGGACGACGCATTTGATAGACCATCTTACGATGTCTTTGTTGCATTCCGTGGTAATGCTCCAGAAAATGTTTTTGATTTTGATGGAGACCAGTTTTATTATCACGGAAGATCTACAACACATAACTATTCTTTTATCCAAAGAGAGGGCATTACGTCTATCAGAGTTATTGTGCAACCTGCTTCCAACAAACCAATCATAAAACCTAACTTTATTATTTATGATTCTGATAACCCAGTTGTAACTGAGTCTTAAATCTGATACAATGGTATAAAGGAGAATTATGGCAAGAGTTCCAATCCCACAACAGGGTCAACCATTAGACCTAGGATACATTTCAACATTGGCTAATGCTGTCAATGAGCTTTCAGAAGAGGGTGCTGCCCTGGCACAGGGTAATAACTTTATTTTTCAGGGTGGGCTAACAAACACACCAGCATCGTATAAGCTCTATGGTGCTCAAATCTTTGCACAGGAAATAACTATTGACGGTGGAACATCTGATACAGCAGAAAAGATTATTCCTTTTAGTCCATATAACTTTAGTTCGCCACCAGTAGTAACGGCTACTCTTGTGTCTCCAGAAGACAATCAGGCTGTTGTAAGCCTAAAGAATATTACTTCTGCTTCGGCAACAATTGTAGTAAAGTTTACGACCTCTGATGACAATGCTACGAGGGTAAACATTATTGCTATTGGTGTGCCATCAAACGTATCTTAGGATAGCCCATGGACAGAGAGGCGTATAATTCTGCTCCCGTAATTACTGGCAGCAAAAGGGTATGGTTTTTGAATGGAGATCTTGTTCGTATCCATCATCTTAATCGTGCTGGCGGTATTGTTTCTGTTTACAATATCATTAAAGATAGAATAGAAAGTTGTTTGCTTTCTGATTTTAAAAAGAATAGAGAAAAGGCTTACACAGTCAAAGAAACATCTATTTTAGTAAATAGACATCAAAAATACTTGCCAACATTGATGAAAAATGGTATCATACCTACACCTACTGGTGCTGCTAAAGACGGTGCTAGATCGTGGCAAACAAGATCTTACTATTCGGAGTCGCAAGTTAGAGAAATTCGTGATATACTTGCTACACGCACAACAGGGCCACAAAGAAAAGATGGCCTAATAACAAATAATTCTGTTCCTACAATTCAAGAGTTGAATCGTAGGATGGGTGATGGTATACTTACTTATGTAAAAACAGCAGACGGAAATTTCGTTCCATCGTGGAGCGAAACGCTATAGAAAGAGGTATGAGATGGAAAACAGCGAAACTAAAGTAACTGTATCGCTTGGCTATACAATGAATCTGGGTAACTTCCAGTCATTGAGAATCGACCTTGGTGTCGAAGATCAGGTCCGTGATGGCGAAAATGTCAAAGACGGCTTCGATCGTGTATACAAGTTTGTTGAAGAACAGCTTGGCGAAAAGCTAAGAGAAGCTAAGTCTGAGATTACGGAGTAATGGCTGAGCGCAAAGAGCGTATGGCATTACTTAGTAGATACTCAAAGCTACACACAGCAAGATATAACGAAAAGCCATCGCTTAATCTTAATGTAGAACAATGGGCAGCAGACTCGCTTATAGAGTCTTATGGCATTGGCAAGTGCTATGATCTTTTGGCGTATTACTTTGACGTAGCACCAGCACCAACATGGAAGTATTTTGCAAATTATGCAGATAAAGTGCTAGAATCAATTAACAGGGTAGAACAAGATAAGAGAGAACGTGCAGAGCTTAGGCGACGTGCGAAGGAGTGGGTAAATGAATGATACTGAAGCAAAGGTGCTATCTGCTGTATTAAAAGACAAGCAGATCCATGTTTTATTACAGGCAAACGTAGACAATATTCTTCGGACACATAAGGATGTTTGGGAGTTTATTCGTAACTATTCAGAACAGAACAGCTCTATCCCACCAGTTGATCTGGTGGTGGAGAAATTTCGTGACTTTCAGCCAGTAGAAAGTGTGGGAGCAACTAAGCACCATCTTGATGAGCTTCAGGTCGAATATCTTAACGATAGCCTTAAAGAAATTATTAGAACTACCGCTTCTGATATGCAGTCTGGTAATGGCAACAAGGTTCTCGAAGACATTATCCAAAGAACTTCTGAGCTTAAAAAGAATACTGCTGCTATCCGTGATATTGATGCTACGGATATTGAGTCAGCTCTATCATACTTTGAAGAGGTTCGTAAGAAGCAAGAGCTTGGGGCTATGGGCATCAAGACTGGTCTTAGTGGCTTTGACGACTACCTGCCTTCTGGAATCCTTCCTGGACAGCTAGGGGTATTTCTAGCATATCCTGGTATTGGTAAGTCTTGGCTATCACTATATTTTGCTGTACAGGCATGGAAGCAAGGTAAGACACCACTTATTATCAGCCTTGAGATGAATGAGACCGAGGTCCGTAATCGTGTCTATACTATTATGGGTGAGGGCACTTGGACACATCGTAAGTTAAGTGCTGGAGAAGTTGAGCCAGAAGATCTTAAGAAATGGTATGAGCAGAATGTTGAGGGCAAGCCACCATTCTATATTGTTTCTAACGATACTGGTGGAGAAATTACCCCATCAGTTCTTCGTGGTAAGATTGATCAATACAAGCCAGACTTCGTTATCGTTGACTATCTGCAGCTTATGAGTCCTAACCAAAAGTCTGACAATGAGACTGTTCGTATGAAGAATCTATCTCGTGAGCTTAAGCTGATGGCTCTTGCAGAAGAAGTTCCAATTATTGCTATTTCGTCTGCAACTCCAGACGATGTTACTAAGCTGGACACAGTTCCGACACTGGGTCAGACCGCTTGGTCACGCCAGATCGCATATGATGCCGACTGGGTTATTGCCATGGGTCGTGGGACAAATAGCGATGTTATGGAAGTTGCTTGGAGGAAGAATCGTAATGGTATGATGACTGATTTCTATATTCAGGTTGACTTCAACAGGGGATGGTTTAAATATAAGGATATTGAAGATATCTAGTTATAATTGATGTATGCTTAATATACACCACAAACCTTTGAAAAGATTTGGGTTAGACGGAGTAATCTATAGCGATTCAGTAATGATTAGACTAAAACAAGAGTATATTAGGCTACTGAAAACTGAGATGCAAATACTGGGATATGTGCCTAGGTTAGACATTGACCCAGACTTCACAATAGAGTATAATGTAGAAAAGAAATACTTTGAGTTTGAATTATCAATATATGGAATATTTGTAGGGAAGAAAAAGACAGAATGGATTATGGGAATAGACGGAACCAAGGTGGTTCCTATTCAGAGCAGCAGGTCAAGAGAGTTCTCGTCGGAAGCGGCGTAGACATTGAGAGAGATCTAGATAACGACTTTATTATCTTTTGCCCATTCCATGGCAATTTCAGAACACCAGCTGGTGAAGTAAACAAAGAAAGCGGTCTATTTTTCTGCTTCTCATGTCAGCACACTGCAGATCTTATTGAACTCGTAATGCATGTTACAAAGCGTACATATTTTGAATCTATTAGATTTATTAATAGTAAGAGTGTAGAGACTGACTTTGCATCTGATGTTTTGTCTAAGCTAAAAGATAAGCCAGACTTTGTTCCATTTGACGATGTTCTGATTAAAAGGCTTAGCGTCGAGGCATTAGCATCGCCAAGAGCTATTAGGTATTTTGAGGGTAGAAAAATAACAGAAGAC